AACGATGCGATCATCGAACACCGTCCTGAGGTTGATGAACTACTGATGACCATCCATCAGATCCAGGCTGCCGCCACGTTTATTGCTTCACTGCGAGAGGAGGACATGTAAGTGGTTATATTCTCTGAAGACGAGCACGCCGCACTCCACGGCGAAAGCATGCTCCTCCACTACGGTACTCCTCGGCATTCGGGCAGATATCCGTGGGGCTCTGGAAAAGACGACGAGACCAGCAAGCGTAATCGTACCCTGATCGATCAGGCTAACGAACTTCGCGCTAACGGTCTCTCGGAAACGGATGTCGCTCGTGCTCTGGGCATGAACACGAGCGATCTTCGTAATCTCCGAACAATCGCTCGCAATGAGAAGAAGCAAGAAGAAATCGCCATGGCCCGCAAGCTCAAGGAGAAGCAACTCTCCAATGTGGCCATCGCCAAGCAGATGACCCAGGCTCTGGGATATTCCATCGGCGACACTCAAGTGGCGAATCTTCTCAAGGACAGTCAGGCTCGTAAGGTCCGCGTTCTGGACAACGTTACCAACACTCTTCGCAAGAGGGTGGACGAGAAAGAATATATCGACGTCGGTTCGGGTATCGAATATCAGCTCAACACTACGCCCACTGTTCTGAGTGCGGCGATTAAGCGGCTGAAGGGTGAAGGCTACAACCTTTACAACGATATTCAGATCGACCAGCTCGGTACCGGTAAGAAGACCAACATGAAGGTCCTCACCAAGCCGGACAAGACCTGGGGTGACGTTGTCCGCAATCGGGACAAGATCTCGCAGATCAATGACTACTCTGAGGACGGCGGACTGACCACTCTCAACATGGTCTATCCGAAGTCCATATCCTCTAAGCGGGTTGGTATCCGCTACGAGGAAGATGGTGGTGCCAATGCGGACGGTGTTATTTACGTTCGTCCCGGTGTCAAGGATGTCTCGCTAGGTGGCAAGCGTTACGCTCAGGTTCGTATCATGGTCGATGGCACGCACTACCTCAAGGGCATGGCCATCGAGAAGGATGATCTTCCTGACGGCGTTGATCTTCTGTTCAATACGAACAAGAAGAACACGGGTAATAAGCTCGATGCCATGAAGCCACTGAAGACAGTGGAAAAGACTGGCGAGATTGACAAGGACAACCCGTTCGGCGCCACCATCAGCCGGCAGATCGGTAAACGTGATCCCCTCACGCAGAAGCTGATCGGTGAACCAACATCGGTGATGAATATCGTCAACGATGAAGGTCGCTGGGACCAATGGTCCAAGACGCTGTCCTCGCAGATGCTCTCCAAGCAGAAGCCGGCACTGGCCAAGGAACAACTGGATCGAACGTACAAGGATCGCAAGGACGAGCTCGACACCATTCTCGAGCTTACCAACCCTGCGGTTAAGGCGAAGCTTCTTGGTGCCTATGCTGATGGAACTGACGCTGCTGCTGTTCACCTGAAGGCAGCCTCGCTTCCGCGTCAGAAGACTCAAGTCCTTCTTCCTGTACAGAGCATGAAGACTGATGAGGTCTACGCTCCGAACTTCGATCACGGCGAGAGCGTGGTTCTTATTCGTTTCCCTCACGGCGGAACGTTCGAGATCCCCGAACTCAAGGTAAATAACAAGAACCCTGAAGCCAAGAAGTTGTTGGGTGATGCCAAGGACGCTATTGGTATTCACCCCAAGGTTGCCGAACGTCTGTCCGGTGCCGACTTCGATGGTGACAGCGTTCTGGTTATTCCTAACAACCAAGGCAAGGTTCGTACGTCTGCTCCACTTGAGGGCCTAAAGGGGTTCGATCCCAAGTCGGCATATCCGCCGTATGAGGGAATGAAACCCATGACGGACCATGAGAAGGGCGTTCAGATGGGATTGGTTTCCAATCTCATCACGGACATGACGCTTGGTGGTGCAAGTCGTGAGGAGCTGACTCGTGCAGTCAAGCACTCCATGGTGGTTATCGATGCTGAGAAACACAAGCTCGATTGGCGTCGTTCCGAAAGGGACAATGCTATCAGCTCATTGATGGCTACGTACCAGAAGAGCAGTCAAGGTGGAGCGACAACCCTCATTTCCAAGGCCCGCTCACCCAAGACCATCAACGAACGCAAGCTTCGCACCCCTGGTAAGGGTGGCCACATCGACCCAATGACAGGTCGATTGATCTATGAGGACACAGGCAGGACCAAGACCTACGTCGACAACAAGGGTAAGCAGCACACTGTCCCTGTCACCATGCAAGTAGCTAAGCTGGCCGACACACACGATGCTCATACCTTGGTCTCTGACAAGGGCACAGTTATTGAGAAGTTCTATGCCGATCATTCGAATCGGCTCAAGGACTTGGCGAATCAAGCACGCAAGGAATCGTTGGGTCTCAAGGCTCGGCGTTATAATCCTTCTGCTCGAGAAGCGTTCAAGGCGGATGTCGAAACCCTTGACGCCAAACTGAACGCCGCCCTCAGAAACGCCCCCCTCGAAAGACAAGCCCAGGTCATAGCGAACAGCACTCTTCGGATGAAGATCCAAGCTAATCCTTCCCTCAACACCAAGGAAGGAAAGGCAGAACGTAAACGTGTTGCAGCACAAGCTCTTGCTGCAGCCCGTGCACGAACGGGTGCTGAAAAGAAGAAGTTCATCATTACTCAGTCTGAATGGGATGCTATTCAGGCTGGTGCTGTGACTGCCAATAAGCTGGACAAGATCCTTACTTACGCTGATCTCGACGTGATTAAGAAGCTTGCCACGCCCAAGGCTACAGTCAAGCTGAGTTCTGGTGATCTGTCCAGGGCTAAGGCCATGCACGCTAGTGGTAAGACGTGGGCTGAGATTGCACGTGTTCTTGGTGTCTCGGTCTCAACGATTCAGAAAGAGGTCAAGCCTGCTGAGGAAGGAGACTGATGGACCTACACATGCTCACCACTACAGACAACCCATACAGTCCCGTAACTCAGTACAGTGAGTGGCTTACGTGGGACATGGCACACTACAACACCAACGCGCTCTTGGCTCGTGTGGTGCGCACCTCGCCTGATCTCTCACCTGCTGACCAAGCACAAGCCATTGAGGATGCGATTGATGAGATCGTAACCAACAATGTGTCTGGCGTGCACACCAAGGTGCTTCTCCCTTCGGAACCTGTTCAGCAGGCAGCGTAACTCACTGCTTGATTATGGTTGTGCCGACTCATGATCGTAATCAAGATGGAAAAAGAGAATAACAATTAAATAATAACTTAACAGGTGCAGGAGCGGCTTCAAAATTATTTGGAGACCGGGGGGAGGGGTCCGAAAAATTGGACCCCCCTCCTGCATCGCCGCTGTCCTCAAAATTTCCCCGGGGGGAGTTTTGGAGACAACTTTTCACCCCGGCGGCCTGGGGGAACAGCACTTGCTGCATGTCGTCGGCGTGGATTCGAGATTGATTGGTAGCTCCCACAAACGATCGCTGGGGACTTAACCACGGAGACGCTCGTGCTCCTACGCCAATCAATCTCGTTTGCGGTTCCATGGGGCTGGGAGCTCAGTTGGTCGAGCAGGGGCGAAACACCCAAGCCCTGGTGCCGTGGGTTCGAATCCCATCCAGCCCCTCCTTCGCTCAGCGTTCATGCAACACATCCTCTAGCAACCTGTCGTCTCCGAGGCTCCACGGCACAGAGACGCCTCGAACCGCAAGCGGCAGGTGGATGTGTTGCACGATCGCCTAGCGAAGGAGAAGCATGATCTTCACTGCTGGTTACGCTCTCGCGTTCCTGATCTTCTTCGGGTTCGAGGGCTGGGCCATCTTCAACAAGACCAAGGGTGACACGTTCTCCGAGCACGTGCGCGCTTACTTCCACACCAAGGGCAAGGTCGGCTCCTTTGCCTTCCTCATCCTGTTCGGCACGTTCGCTGCGTGGTTCGCCGCGCACATCGTCGGTGCGGCTTTCTCCTAGATACCGTATCGCTGGAAACACGGGCTGGTTTGTTTTGCCCGTCGACACCAACCAAACCGAGAAAGGCAAACCCAAACCATGGCCAACACCAAGAAGATCACCAAGGCGATCGTCACGACCGGCGCCGCCAACCTCGACCTGCACCAGACCCAGGAGGAGATCCAGCTCTACGCGCCCAACGGTGCCGCGGCCGGCGTCGTCGTCAAGCAGGCGGCACAGGCGGACAGCACCGCCACCGACGTGCCGGGCCTGAAGACCGACTTCAACGCCCTGCTCGCCAAGCTGCGTTCCGCCGGCGTCATCTCCTGATGACCTGGGACTGGGAGTAAAGACGTGGGGGTAGGGTCGAGCCGCGTGATGGTGAATAGACGTACTCGGAGGCCCGTCTAGATACCGTATCGCTGGAATCACGGGTTGGCTTGTTTTGCCCCATTGGCAAGCCTCCCCTCCTCCCCTGCCCCCACCACCCCTCCAAAACTAGCTAGAAAGGAGTTGAAACCGTGCCAAGACGTAGGGAAAGTCAGAACGAAGAAATCCCAATGCGGCGGATGGCGGCGACAACTCCTGAAGAACGCGAAGACCAGATGATCGCTTTGGCCAGTGAACTAGCCGAGCGACAGATGCGAGATGGAACGGCCTCCGCGCAGGTAATTTCTTTCTATCTCAAGCTGGGGTCTTCCCGAGAGAAGCTCGAGCAGCAGAGGCTCGCGATCGACACTGAGTTGGCTCAGGCAAAGGCCGACGCAATTCGTAGCCAGCAGCGTTCTGAGGAGATGTTCGAACAGGCCATCCGAGCAATGCGTTCCTACCAGGGACACCAAGAACCACCGCAGGCATATGAGGGTGGTTACTAGTGAGACTTCGTACGTACTCCGAGCTACGACGTTTCACCACCCTAGAAGAGCGATTTGACTATCTCAATCTCGCCGGGGTCGTTGGGCAAGCGACCTTTGGGTACGACCGGTATCTCAACCAGAACTTTTACCGGTCTACTGAGTGGAGACAAATTCGCCATCACGTTATTGTCCGAGACGAGGGGCGTGATCTCGGCATTGAAGGCTTCGAGATTCGTGATCGTATTTACATACATCACATGAATCCCATGAGGCCTGACGATCTCAAGGAATTCAATCCGGCGGTACTGGATCCAGAATTTCTGATCTGCGTCACGATGGACACGCACAACGCTGTGCATTTCGGGGACAAGCGGCTGTTGCGTCGACGCGACTACACACCACGTCAACCAGGCGACACCAAACTCTGGTAAAGGATTTCCCTTGACGGACCCACGTCCCGATTGGGACACCTACTACCTCGACATCGCTCAGGCCGTTTCTCGTCGAGCAGATTGCACTCGCCGTCAGGTAGGTGCCATCGTCGTACAAGGCGACCGTATCGTTTCGACCGGCTACAACGGGGCACCCGCCGGTTATCCTGGTTGTTTGACTGCGGGGGCATGTCCTCGTGGTCAGATGAGCAAGGACGAAATCCTCCCGGGGTCAAGTTACGACACGGGGAAGGGCGCCTGTATTGCGCTTCACGCCGAGCAGAACGCCATTCTCCGAGCAGGTCTCGAAACTCGAGGAGCCACACTTTATGTGACACATCCACCATGCGATGGATGTGGTCGTCTCATAGCGGGTGCTGGTTTCGCTCGAGTTGTTTTCCCGTGAGCTAGATACCGTATCGCTGAATTCACGGGTCGGTCCGTTTTGCCAACTGATCTTGGCAGACTTAGTCAAGTAGAGGACTAATGACCAAGCGAATGATTTCCCTGTCTGCCGTGACCAACGGTAGTGAGGAGTATTACCGGCTGTTTCAGGATCTTTCGGAACTGGCCAACAACCTCAGCGCCGTTCACGAGTACGTGACCATGAATGCGACCTGGTTCTCCGACGATGAAGGTCCGCAGGGTGATCCGGACGGGTTGTATTTCGACGAAGCGACGATGTTCAAGGTTCGCCAAGCGATCATGGACGCCATCGCGAAAGAACTCCGAGTTCCCGTCGACAGCTACCAGATCATGGACAAGCTGGCGATGGACATCATCACCGAGCTTCAGAATGCCGGGATCCTGTTCCGAGAGAGGACGAAGTCCTGATGTGGGTTTTCCTGAGCATCACAACCATCTGCCTGACGATCCTCTTCGCGCAGATCATCCACTACTCGCTCAACCCGGAGGCCTCCGCCAGTGGAAAGCGCGTTTCGTCGGTACCTGAGTGGGACGCCACAGCCAAGCTTCCCGGCGACATCCCCGGTGGACCGACCGTCCATCCCGGTGATAGCCCCTATGGTTTCCACGGGGCATCCCGTTCCGACCTCAACTGATCTCGAACAGGAATCCGACATGGCAATTGGCGAACGGGAGATCCGTAACCGTTTCGGGCAGCACCCGCCGACCGAAGAGACCGGGGCGAAGAAGGTTCTCATCAGCGAGGTGTTCATCTCGTTCGGGGATTTCCTCGACAAGTACCTCCCCGACGGTCGGGCCAAATCCATGACCTTCACGAAGCTCCACGAGGCGTTCCTCATGGCCAGCTTCAGCATCGACGAGCTCTCTCGAGATGACGAGCTCCTCAATTCCACATCCAAGACCTCTGACAACCCAACCAACAAGAAGGTGTGACGCAGAGATGACCCAGCCCACTCCCGAGACCGTGGAGACTCCGCCGGAGGATGGCCTCTTTCCCGCGGACGGCCCCGACACCACCACGGCCGACGACGACAGCGACCCGCACGCGGTCGACGAGGACCCCGAGCTGCACATCGGCGAGGAGCTCATCGACCCGTGGGCAGAC